CCAGAGTCATAAGCCTCTCTGTATTCTTTGCGAGCCATATCTAGCTCACGGTCAGCGGTCTCTTTAAAGGAGCTAACCAACGCCTCATCCCCAGCAGATAAGCGTGTCTTAAGCTTTTTGTTCTCTTCAATAACCTTTTGAGCCAATGAGATAGCTTCTTGCTGTTCACGCAACGCAGATTCCTTAGCGCGGCGCTCATCATTCCAAACCTTCTTAAACTCATTAATCTTCTTTTTTGCAGATTCTGAGTATTCGTCTAGTTCGTCTGTCTCAAGCTTTTTTACAAAATCAGGCTCTGAAGCTTTACGTCCACGGTCTTGCTGGGGGGTGTCGTCTTCAATTTCAATCTCAAGCTTGCCTTCATCTTCAGCATCTTGATTAATCTGATCAACTGTTTTCCCTTCATCAACTTCATCGGGGAACTTAAATTCTTCTTTATCCATCGTAATACTCCTTATTTACGTTTGATTCCGCGCGGATCGTCCACCACGGCTTCTACGTTGTCATCGTTAATGATTCTGAATTCTCGGCCATGAATTACTAGACGTGAACCAGCATTTGGTCTTACTAAAATAAAATCACCTTGTTTGCACCATGCGCCATTAGGAAAGCGAGCCTTATCCTGATAGCAATCTGAACCCATATCTACAACGAATAGAACGGTGGTTAAGACTTCTTCGTGGTGAATCGTAGTGTCAGCTTTAATAATCCCGCTGTCGTACTCTTTTTCAACTTCTGGAATAGCGCAAAGGATGCGGTAGCCAGATGGTTTTGGGAGTTGTGTAGCCTTTTCTTCGTTTGATTTATCCATAAGCGCTGATAGATCTACCGCCTTGGTTAAATCGACTTGGTTACTCATCGTCAGAGTTCTCCATTTTTTGTTTAAGGTCTAATATGTATCCCCTAGCGGTCAGCAGACCTTTAATCTCACCGCAGGTTGCTTTATAAGACTCAAACGTTTCGGCACGTCCGGTTCCTATAAATTCTTGTAACTGCTTAATTTTGTTGTCCACTTCGTCGATTAGGACTTCAAAAGCTGTCATTATTGATTACCTTTCTTTGCCGCGTTAATGGCTGTTTTAATGCCATCAGCCTCTTGTTGGTCTCTATGCTTTTTCATATCCAGCTGTAGCTTGGCTTTTGATGCGGCAATTTCTGAACCTACTTTTGTGCCTTCAGCTTCTAGTTTTTCGCCTTCTAGTTGCTTTTTAACCATCAACGCTTGAGTGGCTTGGCGTTCTTGAGCGGCAATTCTTTCCCTCTCAATTTGTTGCTGAGAAGCTTTAAGCTGAGCATCCGTTTGATCCTTAGCTTGTTTACGTTGTACGTCCGCTTCCTTGATTGCAAGTTCTTTCTGCTGCATCTGGATGATCGGATCCTGTTGCTGCTCTTGAGCTTGCTGTTGTGCAGCCTCTGCTTTATTGGCCGCTAATACCTGTTGAGAAGCTTGCGCCACTAAACGAGATATCTGTACTTCATACTCCTCTGGTATCTCTTCATTTGGTTTAGGCAATGGAGCGCCTATTTGCTGTTCAACCATTTGACGATACTTAAAGCCAAAGTGTTCAGCAATATGCGCGTGCATGGCTGCTGTAATCTGGCTTGCGTTTGGATTCTGCCCAATAATCTGAGCTGTTTTTGGGTCTTGCAAGAATGTCTGATGCGCAACAATATGGGCATCTTGGTCCTGATACATGAACGCTTTGACTGGCTGGCTGTTCAATACATCCATGTTCTCTGAGATAGGATCTTTTGGTTTCTGGTCTTCTTTAAGAGCCACCAGCTTTGATGCGTTCTTCACTCCTAAAACATCCAACATCTGACGGTGTAACTGAGCCATGTCGTATAGCTGTGGCGCGCTTTGTGCCAACTGCAATACAGCCTGATACTGAACAATCTTCTGAGCCATCGTTGCTGCGTTTGGATCAGAGACTGGAATGACTGAAACCAAGTCATAGTCAGACTGCTTAGCAAAACGATCACCTTCTACTGGCTCATAGTTGTATTCTTCTGGCGTGTAATCACGGATGATTTCTTTAAGAAGTTTTAACTCTTGCTTCATTGAATAGTGGACGCGCGCCTGAACAGCAGACATCACTTTCAAGGTTCTTTCCAAGATAGCTAATGTTGTGCCGACTGGTGCCTGTGAACTCATGTCGCTAATCTTCATGTCAGCGGCAGAGGCAAAACGGCGACCTTCTTCAACAATAGTACCTAGCAAGCTATACAACACTTGGCTTGGTTCTTTGTATGGAAGAGTCATAACGTTATCTTTAATAACGCCACTTGGTACGTCTACGTCACGGAACTCTCCTGGAGAAATAGGGGTGTCATCGCCTTTGATTCTTAAGCCACGAGCTTTGAAGCCGCCTGGCAAGTTAGACAAAGTACCAGCGTCCACAAGCTGACGGATGATAGAAGTACCAGACTTAGCAAAGGCACCAACTAAATGGATTAAGCCAAAACAATAGAAACCGAATCCTGGTACGTATCCATAATGGACAAAGTGGTTACGCTTCTGTTTAGTTTTGTCTTCTGGGCGCCAGTTGCGACGGATTGAAAGAATGGTCTGTGTGCCTTTTTCAATGGTCACAACATAAGGTAATGCAATGCCATCATCATCTTCATATCCTGGAAGATCTAGGTCAACGTGCATTTCCAATAACTTATAACGGTCATCAGTGGTAGCACTGAAGCCCATCTTTTCTGCAATCTTCTTCTCTACTTCATCTAAAGACCCGTCTGGAGTTTCAAGGTCAACATCTCTATAGAATCCTGAAGACTGCAATCTTCTAACTTCATTTTCAGTCTTGCGCATGATATGAGTCACGCGTGGTGAAGACTCTAGGTTTGATGCGCCATAAGGAACAACCAAGTCTTCTGCTGGGATAAAGATGGATACCTGACGATTCATGCCAGGATCAAAGTAAACCTTTTTAAAGGCGTTACCAGATAAACCAAGCCCCCAACACATGCGCTCATGCTCAGGACGATACTCAACCATCACATCAGTAATCTGATAGTTCATGTCATCTTGAACTCGAGCAGCTGCTTCTTTTTTCTCTTGAGTTTCTTTACCAATAATCTGGGTTTTTACTGGGCCAGATGCCGGCAATGTTTCCATAACTGTCTCAGCTTGGAACTTAACTAGAGCCTCTGATAGTAGCGGGTGGTATACACCGCATGCGCCTTCCCATGGTTCTGTGCGCTCTTCAATTTTCATACCCAACAACTCTAAGCCGTCAACGTATGTTTGTATCCAGTCTTTGCGTGAGCTGATATCTTCTTCGAATTCCCCGATTAAATCACCAGCTAACTCTGCTAATTCACCTTCAGACATGTAGTCAGCTAAGTTTGCTGAAAACTCTTCGTCGCTTTCTTCTTCTTTGCCTATCTCGATTTCAAGTCCATCAATGCCAATACTGACTGATTCAGGATCCTCAATTTCAATTTCGATTTCAGGAACATCGTCCATTAAATCCTCTATTCCTTGAGGGGCTTGATATAAACTTTTTTCGATAGCCATATATATCCTTAATAGTATGCAGCTTTGCGTCTGAATGAGACTATCTCATCCTTTTCGTCAGATTCTAACTTGATAAATCCACCTTTGCGGAACCTAATCAGCGCTTGCGTTGATGAGTCAACTAAGTCATCGTGATCAGAATTTGGAAAAGCAGCCATTTCCTCAATCACTTCCTCAGCCCATCTTGTCCGCGGCGCCCAAACTTTCCCCGAAGCGAATAAATCAGATACAGCGTTAATACGAGCTATCTTATCATTGCCCCTTGTCGGTGTAAACTCTTGAACAGGTATTCCCATGTTTCTTAATTCATATATTAACGGCGCACCTGAAGCTTTTGCCTCGACAATGAACGCATCTGGCTCATATTCCATGTAATGTTTGTAGGCAACTTCCTTTAACTCTGGAAATTCCATGCGTCTTTTGAACGCGTCTAGCAAAATAACGTGGGCATCATCGGGATTCTCGTTCAAATAGAAGACTCCCCATGTCGTACACGCAGAATAGTCTGATCTTTCGTTTTTGGTGAACGCCGTATCCCATGATTGAATGACAAACTCGCATCTTGGCGGATCTTCATCCTCCCACTCCTTCCACCACTCCCTCTTAACAATCGCCCCAGACTCAGAAGTGGGCTGTTGCATGTACTGAGCGTTCCATTTAGACAACGGAAGTTCATTTCTCAGCGCCTCTAGTTCAACTAAGGGCCAAAACTCAGGCCAAAGTGGGTTGCCAGACGGTAAAATGGCTGGAAAGTCAATGATTTCCCACTCTTCGCCATCTCTTTCTATCGCGGCCTGGAGGATTTTTCCTGTCAAATCTCTCTTAGACCACCGCGTCATAACCACAATGATCGATCCGCCCGGCTGTAAACGCTGACGTGGACCAGATGTATACCATTCATACACCTTATCAAACACTGATGGGTCTGTAGACGCCAAAGCAGCCTCTTGTTCTGAGTGAGGATCGTCAATAATCAGTAGATCCGCACCTTTACCAGTAACAGTTCCCCCAACACCAATAGCGAAGTAGTCTCCTCCACCACTGGTCGCCCAGCGCCCCGCCGCTTTTGAGTCTGACTTCAAATGCACATTAGGGAAAATCCTAGAGTAAACCTCACTGCCTACCAAGTTACGTACCTTACGTCCAAAGCCTACCGCTAGTTCAGCTGTGTTTGAACACTGAATAATCTTCTTATTAGGGAATTTACCTAGATACCATGCTGGGAGCATATAACTGGCAAACTCTGACTTTGTATGTCGCGGCGGCATATTAATGATTAAACGTTTTACTTTACCTTCTGCGATCTCTTGGAACTTCTTCGCCATAACTCTATGATGACGGCCGTCGATAAATCCTGGCCACATCTCATGGGCAAATCTTAAGAAATCAGTCTGAGCTTGTTCGCGCTTTAAACTAGCCTCATAGTCTGAAACCATGCGCATCAACTCCTCCTGCTCATGAGGAGGTAACTGTTCTATCGTCTTTGCAATCTCTGTTAAATCCATGTCGCTATTTCTACGATCACTATCATCGTTAAGATTGAATACCAAAAAA